AGTACATTAGTGTTATCACGGTCTTGTCGTTGACCAAGCCCAAGTCCAAGGCAATAATTCTATGTATGTTGGACATTTCATTAAAGTTAAATTGACCAGTTTTGTATATGGGCCAATCAGCAATTTGAAACACAGCACCTTTACCCATGACAGGCTTGCCAGCAATACGTGCTTCTCGTTCATGCGGTAAGTAGTCTCTTTCCAATTGCCGTCTTGTTTCGTTCAATAAGAATGGCTGCCCCCATGGATCATATTCTGGCACATCATCCCATGCCACACGAATGTATTCATATCCTTCACTGCGATTCCAAAACTTGCTTACAAGTCCGTTGAGTCCTTTGAGTGGCGTAAACGAACAGAGGACTTTACCTTGTGTAGTTGCTGTACGAGTAACGATCTCACTGAAGAAATCATCTGGAGGTTGTTCGTCAAAGACTGCGAGATTAAGTTTGAAACCCTGTAACTGGCGTACCTCCTGAGTATAATTAGCAAATAGAAGATAACTATTGTTCCCGCTATTATGCCTAACTTCAACACCAATACAGTTGGCACCATCATTTCGCATAGTATCAACAATGATACAGCGGCGAGGAATAGCACCAGTTCCCAAGTTTTCAGTAATTTTAACATCTTGTGTTCCTATAAGTTCATTCTGTAGTACAAGGGCCACCTGACTCCAACCTTCGCCTGCTACCATACAAGTTATGGGTTTGTCAAACCGGTAACCTTGCCACCAATCCGGATATTCTCCTGTTAGGTGCATGGCTGTTTCATAGCAGGTACTGACTGTTTTACCGATTCGGTTGGCGGCCAATATCCCTCGGCGCTCACTTGCGCCAGTAGTAAAGAATTGTTTTTGATGCTCAAATGGTCTAAAGTATTTGAGTTGATTGAACTGCATGTCATCAGCCACAGCAATACTCAATTCCTCAAATTGCTCTCGCAATGCAGGAGGTATTGTGGTTAATGATTCATTGCTGAGATTGTGTGTGTCCAACACATATCTCAACGCACGAGCCATGAGTATTTCTGTACCAACCATGACTGTGTTTAACGTTTTGCTTTGCGTAGTTTAGCAGATAGATACTGTATTAAGATTTCAACTTCTTCTGGGTCTAAATGAAACTCAGTATATGTATCTGGTTCGCCATCGCGACTCATACGAAAGTATATCTTGTAAGTGTCATTATCCCATTCAACATCTACACTACTGCTGTCATCATGCATAATATTGATCATTGATTGATCTCCTTATGTATTTGATATATTTCGTGCAAGGCTGTGCTTAACAAGGCAATTTCTTCTGCTGTGCTGGTCCATGTTTCAGGATCATTTAATTTTTCTGGCTTGTCTATCAGCATGGCCTGTAGGCGTTCTGCAATTAGACGCATGACATGTTCTACCTGGCCAGGAAAGCGAATCTTAAATGCTTCTTTGTGCGCGGCATTGACCTTTTGCAAAATCAATGTGTCACGTGTGCGAGCAGCCTCTTGTGCTTGAAAGATAGCTCCATCTCTCATTGTGCTGTCTGTCATGTTAACCGCCTCTAATATCTGTGCCCCATGGATCAACAATGGCTTCTTGGTTAAACTGTCCAAAATCTCTGTCAACAAATGTGTCCCAAATATTGCCAGCATTGATACGCATACTTTGCATCATGGTGCGTAGTCTACGACCTGTTGGTGTTAATGTACCGTCTTCGCGTTGTACCATTTGTTCGCCAGTGGCTGCACCAATCCATTTGATAATCTCTGGGCGTGTGCGACCATACTTGTCAATCTTTGATCCAACTTCTTTCTTTTCCCATGGGCCATTGATTTCATAACTGATTGTGCCATCATTGTACTTGCGAAACGTGCAGTGACATTTTTTACCTAATGCTCTATATTCTGGATCTGGATGTGGCACAAATGGACTAAAGAAATAGTTTTGCATTTCGCTTTCGGGCGGTAAACTTTTATCTCTGGCAGGAATTGGAGGCATGGGTTCTTCTGGCACCATGTCCACGCGATCTAAATAGGGGTTTTCATTACCAATAAAAGCTGGATCTATGTATACACCATTGAGTGCATCCATGGCAGTTTGATATTTTAATTTGTTGGCACGACCTTTTAAGTTTAACACTATGCCAGTTTCATCAAACACAAAGCGTTCAAGTTCTCGGGCTGTGGGAAAGTCTGTCATTAGGCCTTCCAAGTCAAATTCTGCTGTGCTGGTGGATTTTGGCAGTTGTGCTCGGCCTGCCACTGCTTCTGCAACATCTAAGATGTCTTGTGCTATGTCATCTGGTTGCGGAAGGTCGTATGGCGATTCTGGTGGCACACAAAGTTCTTCTGGCTCTGCTGTTGCCAATTGTGGTTCTTCCCAAACGCTGGCCTGTTTGGTTACTGTTGTTTTTTTCATTACTGTTCCTTACTATACTAAAGAAGCATATTTGCTTCTTGTTTATTTATTTAGGTATTCTTGCGCGAGTGGCCGCCATTTGCTGTTGTTGTGCGTTTATTCTGGCTGTATTGGTGCTTACAGGAGGCTTATATGCAGTTTGCGCTTGTTGATACTGCGGAGCCTGTGGTGTAAATATGGCCTGCGGTATTGGACCTGCTGGAGAGGCTGGTGCGGCTGGTGCGGCTGGAGCCGACGGTGCACCATATACGTCTTCCATTGTGAGGCCATACTGCTCTGGTGTTGCGATCACCATAGAGATGCCCGAATTATTGGCATTATAATAATCTTGCAAACGTTGTTCTTTAGTCCTATTGGTAAAATCATATCCTTCGGCAGGTCCTCCTCCACCTCCTCCATTTGGATCTGGTGTCATGCCTGGTCGTATATACGGGCCGGCATAGATTTCAACGCCATATGGTAAACCTGTTGCAGGATTTCTATCGTCCTCCCATGATTTTAGTGGTTCTGGCGTTGGCAATGGAGGAGCGATACCAATTGTATTCATTTGTCTTTGGGCTGCTTCTATCCAATCAGGTTGTGGAGTTGGCGTAGTTGGCGCCGTTTGTCCTGGATTACCAAATATTTTATTTTGATAATTTTGATAATTTTGTTGTGGAGTTATTTGATTTTGCATAAAGGCAGTTTGTGAATTCATAGCCTGTTGTTGCGGTTGATTAAAGTTAGGTGTGTAATTACGGTTTGGCTGACCATATATAACATTAGCGTAGTCGTTATATGTTTGTTGTGGAGTTATTTGATTTTGCATAAAGCCGGTTTGTGAATTCATAGCCTGTTGTTGTTGTGGATTTAATCCACCAGAAGCTGGCCCTGAACTTTTGCCCATGCCTATTTGCGGTTGATTCATCTGCGGTTGATTATATCCACCACGGCCACCACCATAACTACGTCCTGGTAAAGGTATAGGTTGATCCATTGGACTGCCATTTAATGGGCCTCCACCAAATCTATTTGAGCGATAGTCATTACCAAAGCTGTTACCAAACGTTTGATTATTACCATAACCGCCGCCATAGCCTTGATTATAATTGCCTTGATAACCACCGCCGGTAGATTTGCCACCGCCCGTGTTGCCACCGCCATAATTTTGTGAAGACGCTCCCATGATTTATTCCTTAATTAACTGTTTACGCTGGCGCCCATTGCACCACCGTTTTTACTACGCTTGCCAGTGTTGCCACGAGTTGGACCACGACCCACATTGGTATTAGCATGTAGGCCTTCTACTGCCGGATCACGGAATGATTTCATGCCACGACCGCGATTTTCCAATGCTGTAGTAACCATGTCTGCCAAGGCTGATTTTTCACTGCCACTGGCTGACTTGTCCGCCATAAAAGCACTGCGCTTGTCTGGTGTACCCATGTTGCCATTGCGTGGGCCTTGCGGTTGATTGATCTTGTGACCTGTTGAAGTTGTTTTCATAATCTATTTCCTTAAATTGTTGCGTTCAAGTTTAATACAGGAGTGATATACACTGGACTTGAACTGGCTGCCACACAAGCAACATAAATTGTTTGTGGTGGCAAACTGGGACCATCACCTACTTGCACAATAACTTCACCATATGCTGGAATACAGCAACTACCGGCATTGGCACCATCACCTGTGGGAATAACAGCCGTTTGGCTTGTTGTACCTGTACTAAAATAAATGTTTTGGTCAGCACTGCCATTGGTAATTTTTAAGAACAGGGGACCTGGTTGTCCATTAAATCCAAAGCCTGCTTCACCAGGGGTGATATTAATTTGACTGCTGGAACTTGTGGCAGTAACTTTGTGCGTTAGACCAGTAACTTGATATGCGTTCATTTATTTTATTCCTTAATATTGGCTCTTAGGACCAAAGTTCATAGGACCGCTACCTTGACCCAATTGTTTCTTGACTGGGTTAGTGCCTTTGCTCATTGTGCCATCGCCCATTGAGTAACCACTTACATTGATACGATCTGGATTGCCATTATAGTTTTGACCTGCACTGGGCATGAATGATCTTGTGCCACTGGGATTACGCACTTGAGGATTGGCGCTGCCTGGAAACATGTCGCGACCTGGTTGGTGCGCTGGCACACTGGCCGTTGGAGCAGGACGGTAAGCATCTTTAGTAGCACTTGGGCCACCACTTGTGCGATGATCTTGATTGCCTACACGAGGACCAGTGCCTTCATTGAATAATTTGTTGGGGTTTTGCACACCACTATATTTGTTGCCAGAGAATTTGTTAGCACCGCGGTTTACACCGTCACCGGCCATGCCGTCAAAGTCTAAGTTGCGGTCGTTTTGAGTTTTGCTATTAGATTTCATTTGTTCTTTCCTTTAGTCTTCATTGACTTTTTACCTGCTTCACGTTTTGTTTCATACGCGATTGCCACGGCCTGTTTGACAGGCTTGCCGGCTTTGACTTCGGCACTGACATTCTCATTGAATGCTCGTTTGCTTGTTGATTTCTTTAATGGCATAATATTATTTATCCTCGGCAGCAAGGCCAGTTAGTTTTGCCAGTGCGGCTGCAAATGCGGCTTTCTTGGCTTCCACAGCGTCTGCGCTGTCAGTTACTTCTATCTTTGCCAAACTATTCATTACTTTGTTTAGGATCAAATTATGATACTTTAGCATCAGCTGTGTGTCTCTATTGCTACGTGCTTCCATAAAGTCTTCTACCAATAATTCTTCATAATTGCGGCCATTGTTTTTGGCTGCTACTTGCTGTAGCAAGTTTTCAATTGTAACTGCGTTCTTACTGCCTTTGGGGCGGCCAGCACCAGGCTGAACACCGCCAAACTTGCGTTTGACGGGTGCGGGTTCTTTGATTTCGTTTGTGTCTTTCATAATGTTATTTATGCCGATAAATACACTACATAGAAAGGACCAGCAATGTTAAATTACACATGGAACAGAGCCTCGGGGCAGGACATTCAAAACATAGTCAACTTGGCAGAACAGCATTTTAGTGCGGACATAGATAAAATATTTCAACCCAATCCCATTACCTACAGCAGACATATCACACATGCTGTGGTCAATCAATATTACAATCCCAACAAAGAATTATTATTAGTAACTTATGCGGATGATAAACTCTTGGCCTATACTTGGGCACAGGCAGATCATCGTTGCAATTGGAGTGATGACGCCATGGTCAATGTCAACATGGCCAGTGTAGACATGCAACTAAATGCTCGTCAACGTGTTATGTTGGTCAAAGACATGATGAAGTTATGGGAATATTTTGCTGAGATGGCTGGCAATGACATTGTGTGCAGTACCACCGTGCGTTATGAGCAAGATGGATTTCTCAAACTACATGCTCGCATGGGTTATGACATACGAGGATCAGTTGCTTATAAAAAGTTGGCCACGACAAAAGCTACTCCTGCCAATTAGTTGATGCTTGAGGATGAAAGCCGCAAAATATCCTCAATCCTTTATAGTGGCCTGGCGGCTTGACTCTATTCCAATGTACTACGTATCATCCAAATAGACTTTTCTATGTCTAATGCTTGATCTTGACCGTAGTTACTGATTTCTTCTAATCCTTCATCACTGGCCACAACAATAAGTTCTTTGTAGTCTGCCAGTAGTGTTTCCAAATCCATCATTACCAAATCTAACAATTCATCTGCTGAGCCTTCAATGGCATCATTGGGTATGGTGCTGGTGCTGACCACTTCAAATATATCACAGGGCATGTATTCCTGCATGGTGCGTAGGATCTCACCTATCTTGTCAATTTGTTCCTGGCGTCTTTCATAAACACCTTGTAGCAGTTTGTGATCACTACGAAAATTACGACCAGTAATGTTTACATGTGCCGCATGACTGCGAAAGTAAGTGACAAAGTTGTTTTTGAAGATCTGTGTTAGTTGTTCTGCTGTGGTCATTGTTGTTGTCCTAATATTCTTTTGGCGGCTTGTACACGCACAGCCATATTTAATCTATCTTTGTCTAATATTGCACGTTCTTCAGCAGTAACATTACCATATGGCATATTTCTAATGGCTGTTCTTTGATTCATTGCACCTGCGGCTGCTTGGCTTGGTGCTTCACCACGCAGTTGTTGAGCATATGGATTATATTGTAAGCCCTGTGCATTGGGATTGGCTTCAATTTGCTTTTTGTTTTCAGCAAATTGATTTACCATGTCATAGGCCAACATGGCATTGCCCACAGGACCTATTACTCTTGCCGCGCCACGCAGTGCTGGTCCAGCAACTTTCATTGCTTGCTCGCCATACGTGGGCACTGTTTTCAAATATTCAGCCGCTGCCTGTGCAAATTGTGGATTGGCTGCCATGGCTGCTTCAGCCGCCGGAGTTTTTAACAATGATCTAACAGCATTGTTGCCAGGCCCAGCTGGTACACCCGCATTGGTAGGTGGTCCATACGTGCTGGATATTGTTTTACGAAAGCCTGTAGGATCATTTTGATATAATGCTCTTTGCATGGCATTGTAAGCATCTTTTGTTGCTTGGCCTTTGCCTAATTCTTGTCCAGCACCGGTAAGTCCTTGTTTGACCGCTTGATATTTGTCATATGCGCTTAATGCTTGTTGGCCTGCGGCAATGGGAGGTATACCCACAGTGGCCAAACCCAATGCATCTACAGCAGGAGCCAGCATGGGTCTTGCTTTGTATACATCAACTGTGTTTTTCAAACCTTGTCCTACAGATTCTGCATAAGGACCCACAGCGGCTTTAGCAGCCTGACCCAATTCTGCTATGCCTGTTGGCGCACCATAACCATATGCTGTGACAGGTATGCTGGCCGCTTCTGCTACTGCACCCACTGTGCTGGAGGCGGCCGGTGCGGCCGGTGCAGCCGGAGCCATACTGGCTGCCGCTTCGTCAATGTCAGCCTGAGTAGGTTCTTTTTCAAACTCTACCCGTTGTCCATTGACTTCATATATGAATGCCATTACTGAACCTTTTTGTATTTGTTACCACTGGCAGTTGTGCCTTCTGCGCCACCGCCCATGGCCTTGTCCCAATCCAATTCCGGAGCACGACGACGCATGATTTCCAGTATGGTGTTGAATGCAGCCTGTTTCTGTGCGGGAGGTATTGTAGGATCTGCCAAACGACCAGCGGCTTCTTTATATGATTTGACATCCATGTCACTTTGCGGTCCTTCAAATCGTTGCACACCCATTAGCACTTGATTGGCCAGGGGTGCTATGGCAGCAATGGCCGTTGCGCCCGGTGTGCTGTAACCAAAGAAGTTGCCTGCACTGTCTACAATAGTGCCAATACCGGATCCTGTACTTTGATCAATTAATTTTTTCATTTTTACTACATCAGGCAACAACTCTCGCGCAGTCTTGAGATTCTTTTGATCATCTTCATACTGCTTCTTATAAGTTTCTTGCCATGCTTTAGATCTTGCAAGAAATACATTTTGACTTTCATTTTCATAACCAGGATCTTGTCTAAAGCGTGGTGCAGGAGGTCCATACTGCGGTGTAATTGGCGCCGGTGCTGCCTGCGCAGGAGCGGCTCCAGTTGCAACTGTTACTGTACCACCACTATTCTTAGTCACTGTAATATTGCCATTGGCATCTGGTACCAATTGCTTGCCAGTGTTCAAGTCCATTAGGGGCGCGCCGGGCGTGTCAGTTGCATAACCAACTCTAACACCATTCTCTTGACTGAACTTGCCTGCTTCTCCTGCTGATGCCTTGTTAAAGCTCATAGGACCAGCATAGCGTAGGCCAATTGCGGCGGCATTTTCTGCTTTGGCGGCTGCTGTGCCAATACTTTGTACTTGTAAGTCTTTGGGATTGCCACGGAATGCCGCTCCACCTTGAATATTGATCAAGGCACTGTTGCCGGCACTGTCAACGCCACTGCGATAACGATTGCCAGTTTTATTATCAACGTATACTTCAGCACTGACACTGGTGCCTTTGCCCAATGCTCCGCCCATTTGATTCAACTGTGCTTTTGTCAATGGTGTGCCATCTAATAAATTGCCCTGTAGCAGTTTGCCACTGGCACTGGTTTGTACTTCAACTGGCAACATGTTGCCTTGACTATCTTGAATGCTGGATCTTGTCCAAGCATGTCCAATACCTAACTGTTCACCTTTTTCATTGGCCAAGTCGTTTAGGCCTACATGTTTGAACAACAAGTATTGTAGCCAATCGCCTACTGAATTGCCTTCACTGCGTTTAGTAGCAACTCTTGCCAATTCATTTTGACTTAAATTAGGCAATGTGGCTTCTGCTGTGGCTTTGTTGTTTTCATTGGTAATCATTTCAGCAACACGATTACCTGCACGTTGTCTAATAAAAAGCGGTTGACTTGTGTCACTGCGTAATTGAATCAATGCTATGGGATCATCTTGTGCGGCTTGATAACGATCAATGCCGGTTTGACTTGTTTGCATTGGTTGAGCACCCGGTTGTGCTTGCTGTGCGGCAGCACCACTGACTAATGGATTACCATTGGCCAATAGTCTATCAAATATTGTTTTGACTTGTTGTTCACCGCCATTAGCCTGTGCAGCCTGCGGATTGATATAGCCACTCTTAATATAATTGGCAGCACCACGTGCGCCAGCAAAGTGAGCCAATGCTAAATTGTTGGGCGCAGGTTCAACGCCCTGTTGTTGTAGTCGTTGACCATTCAATGTGTTCAAAGTATTGAACGCACGAGTTTGATCATCACGATTTAATGATGTAATGGGTCTATTGGCAAAGTATGGATCTGCACGTTGTATATCTTGGTAAGCAGGAGCAGTGATACCAAATGCACCCCATGCTGTACTTTTTCTACGCCCTTGTTCATCTGCAGGAAAGTGATAGCCAATATCAAAGTTGCCACCGCTTTCTCTCTGTGCCGTGGCAGCCGCACTGTTAACAGGCTGTGCATTGGGATTAACTGGCGCAAGTTGTTGTTGTTGTGGTTGTTGTGGAGCATAAGCACTACCATAACGCAGGCCTGGTGCACCTTGTGCAGGACCTTGTGCAAGTCCATAATCTACCTGTGGCATTTCTGGAGCTATGGGCGCTGATACTGGCTGTTGATATTGTTGCTGTTGCTGTGTATAGCCAACGTTTTGACCCATGTTGCCAATGTTGTTGACACCGCGTTCTATATTGCTGACAAAGCGTTCTGGAGCATTTTGAATATTGTTTACTAAATTAGTACCGGCTTGTTGTACAGCCGTACCCAAGCGTTCAAAGTAATTGGGCTTGGGAACTTCTTGTGTGGTTGTGTGCGTTTGACTGCCGTCTTGGTATTGTGTAACTTCCGTAGTGGCCACAGGCGTATTGCCTGCTTTGCGGTCTTCGTCTTCTTGGCGTTTACGGCGTTCTTCTTCCGTTTCTTCCATTTGTCCAGTTGTATAATTAAATTGTGGCATAGTAGATCCTTAACCAAACAAATTCTTAGTGCTTAATTCGTACTTGGTTGAATTTGTAGTACCGCCTTGCGTGCCGGCAAAGTTAGCATTATAACTTTGAGCAGGTGTGCCATACAATATGCTGGCATATTGATTGTACAATTGTTGCGGTGTCATTGCGGCTGTGATCTGTTGTCCAGCGGCACCCAATGCTTGTCCAATACCGCCCTGTCCCAACTGTGCTAAACTATTGGCAGCAGCCATACGCTGTGCCGCAGTGTCTTTTTGTACTTGTGCGGCAATGCCGGCCATTTGCGCTTGATTCTGGCCGGCCAATTGGCGATCCGCCAGGGCCTGACGAGCCGATCCTAAATTACCGGTACCACCGAATTGTGCATTACGATTGGCCACGTTTTGTTGATATTGCATTTGCGCTGGCGTCATGGCCGCACGTATTTGATTGGCTTCATAATTGGGATCAAACAAACTTTGTAATCCACTAATACCACTACGCAAGGCCGACTCACCGGTACCGCCCAGGGTTTCTTGTGCTTGTTGCGCCTGGGTGCCTAAGTTTTGCGCCGCGCCTAATACGCCTGCGGCATTGTTGTTGTACATGTCCACAGCACCTCTAATGGCTTCTTGGTAAGCAGGTATGATACCCATGCCATTACCAACCCTTTGACCAGTGATAGGATCAAAGCCAGTTAAAAAGCCTGTTTGTGCATTTATGGCAGCATCTTGCGCTTTACTTAGTGTTGGGATATACGTTGATGATCCACTGCTTTTTCCACCCATAGTATTATTTCCTTAAATGTTATGTATATTTAGCCGCCAAGAGCAGCCACAATTGCATCATACTGTGCTTGTGTGATTACACCTTGCTCTAAGGCCGCTTGTGCATCTTCTATACTCTTGTAACCCATGGTGGCATCTGCACGTGCCTGCGCTGTTGGCATAACAATGGGTGCTATAGATCCCATGGCTGGTTGATTGGCCACGGCCGCATTATACTGTTGTATTCTTGTAGCAGGCGCGGCGGTGGGCGCTTGGTAAGTGCCGTTCATGATGGCCTGCATGTCTTGTGGACTTAATGCTTTGGCCACGCTTTGTATGCCAAAAGGTGTTTGTGGTCCTTGACCTTGCTGTGCAAAGCTGGGATTAAAATTGGGTGCATACTGGAATGGATGAGCACCCCAATAGTATTTGCTTTGTGCATCATTGGTTGTGTTGTAAAAAGGTGTTGCTCTAATTAGGCCAGGATTTAATCCATAATAGCCAGTGTCAGCAGTAGGTGGCACATATGGTGGTGTCACTGGAGGAACAACAGGCGGAACATATGGTGGTGTCACTGGAGGAACTACGGGCGGTACAACTGGAGGAACTACTGGAGGAACTGGGGGTTCAACGACTGGAGGAACTGGGGGTTCAACGACTGGAGGTACCGGTGGTTCAACAACTGGAGGTACCGGTGGTTCAACAACTGGAGGCTCAGGCGGCACTACTGGTCCAATTACCGGAGGTTCAACTATTGGAGGAACAGGTATTACCGGAGGTAACGGTGTTGGTGTAACTGGTCCTACTACCGGAGGATTTACAACAGGAGTTATTGGAGTAGTTATTGGTGTTGTCACCGGAGTAGTAACCGGAGTAGTAACTGGAGTAGTAACTGGAGTAGTAACTGGAGTAGTTACAGGTGTGGCTACCGGTGTTGTTACCGGTGTTGTTACCGGTGTAGTAACTGGTGTAGTAACTGGTGTAGTAACTGGTGTAGTAACTGGTGTAGTAACTGGTGTAGTAACTGGTGTTGTAACAGGCGTCTCGGTAGGCACAACTGGACCAACAGGAGTTTCAACTGGAGTTGTCACTGGAGTAACTACAGGAGTTTCGGTAGGTGTCACTGTAGGCACAACTGGACCAGTAGGTGTAATTATAGGTGTAGTAACCGGAGTAGTAACAGGCGTAGTCACCGGTGGCGTTACAATAGGACCAACCGGAGTTGTCACCGGTGTTTCAACAGGTGTTATAGTAGGCACAACTGGACCAACAGGAGTTTCAACCGGAGTTGTTGGTGTCGTCGGTGTAATTACCGGAGTCGTCACCGGTATCTCTATAGGTGTTGTCGTAGGCACAACAGGTCCAGTAGGTGTAATTACCGGTGTCTCAACAGGAGTTGTAATAGGTGTAGTAACAGGAGGCACCACTGTAGGACCAGTAGGTGTAACTACAGGAGTTTCAACTGGTGTTATAGGAGGATACGTTATTGGTGTAGTAACAGGAGTGGTTACAGGAGGTTGCGGAACAAAGATAGGCGGCACATACGGAGTATAAGGAATTTGAAACGGTTCCGTTACTGGATATATCTCAGGCGGTTGATAAGGTGTGGTCACCGGAGTTGTAACAGGAGTTTCAACCGGAGTTTCAACAGGCACAACTGGTCCAACAGGAGTTTCAACCGGAGTTTCAACAGGAGTTGTTGGCGTTACCGGAGTTTCAACAGGCACAACCGGTCCAACAGGAGTTTCAACCGGAGTCGTTGGTGTCACTGGAGTTTCAACAGGCGCAGTTGGTGTTGGTTGTGTTACTGGAGTAGGTGTTACTGGTATATAAGGATAGATATCCGGCGTATATGGTATTGTAGGAATCTCCGGAGGAGTTTCAACCGGAGTCTCAACAGGCACAACTGGACCAACAGGAGTCTCAACAGGCGTTCTTGGAGCTGTAATAACTATCTCAGGTAATTCTGTTATAGGAGTTGAAGGCGTTGTTACTGGAGTTGTCACAGGCGTAGTTGAAGGTGGAGTAAACTCTGCCGGCAAGTTACCAGTACTGCGTAAGGCATCCAACATTTGTTGTTCGTTTTGATTTAATTCGCCAGAACGAAATGCCAGTTGCAACGCTATAATAGCAGGATTGGCAATGCGTAGACCTGTTGCTATGGCTTCGCTAATGCTGGTACCAATTGTAGTTAAGAAATTGTTCAAGGCCGGTATTTTGGTGGCAGCATCGGCACTGGCAGCCGCACTGGCAATGGCTTTGGCAATGGCTTCATTGGCCAATACTCTTGCATTTTCAAATGCAATTTTATCTGCGCCTGGGCCGGCAAAGGCCACAGGACTATTGGCCAAACCTTCTGCAACGGCATCATTGATAGCATCAAAATCTGGATTGCCAGTATTGCTCTTATATGGCCCAAAGTCTGGCATTGTTGGCAACTCGGGTGGTGTAAATGGTGTTTCCACAGGCGTAGTAGGAGTTGTGGGAGTTTCAACCGGTGCTACAGGAGTTACTGGCGTTTCAACAACAGGCGGTGTATATGGTGTTTCAACAACAGGCGGTGTATACACTGGAGTGTATACCGGAGGAACATAAGGAGTATAATCCGGTATAGTAGGCACAGTGAATACAGGTTCGCTGGGTTGCAGGCCTAATCCACCAGTACCGCCGGGAGGTACAAGACTATAGTCAACGCCGGGCGTTGTTGGAGTTGATGGAAACGTTTGAATAGGTCCTGTTGTGTAATCTTTACCACCTTGATAACCACCTTGTCCTTGCGGTCCATTACCAATGCCGCCACCCATAAAGTCACCGTCATCACCGCTGGGTGCATTTATTTCTTGATTAGGTTGTAATGGCGGAGCAACAGGCGCCACTACCGGAGCGGGTGCCGGAGCAGGAGCGGGAGGCGGAGTGTAAATGGGTGCGGGCGGTGCTTCTGGTTGCGGATTATATATAGGCGTGTCGGGCACTTCATATACTGGTTGATAAACAGGAGGAGGCGGAGTATATGGCGCAGGTTCGGGCTGTGGAGGAGGAGCAGGAGGCTCATAACGTTCTACCGGAGGAAGATTATCCGGAACAGGTGCTACGTATGGAGGATAGTATGGTTCTGGCTCGGGAGCAGGTGCTACGTATGGAGGATAATATGGTTCTGGTTCGGGAGCAGGTGCTACATATGGAGGATAATATGGTTCTGGTTCAGGAGCAGGTGCTACGTACGGAGGATAATATGGATCTGGTTCAGGCGCTGGAGGTGTGTATGGCGCAGGAGGTGGTTCATAATAGGTAGGCTGTTCAATGGGGGGATAGTATGGAGCAGGATCAGGAACATAGCCTCCACCGCCACCGAAAAAAGGCTGTTCATAGCCTTGATCATACTGTTCGTACATTAGGTCAAAATCACCACTGTCCATAATTGTTCTCCGTTATAGTATACTTATCTGTTAGCGTTTGATCAGCTGAGCAGTAAAACTTCTAATGCCCAATGTGCTGGCACCCAGGATCAGTTTGGTATCTTCGCCTGCTTCTAATGGCGGCATAGTCAATTGAAACGCATATAGATATAGACCGCGGCCTGGCGCATCAATAATGTTGTTAAACACTATATCACCAAAATCATTGATCTTAATGGTGTCATCGGGTTCAGTTTGCGCTTCTATGGCTGTGGGTATGCTGACCACTGTGCCGTCATACTGCCACAGATATCCATTATAGGCCAAGCCCTGTGCATATATGCCTTGCGGACCAATATTGGGCGCAGTGGTTCGCTGTACAGCACGGTATCTGTTTATTTCTAAATTAACAAAAACCGGCCTACTGCCTACAAATATCAACACATTGGTAAATGTCCACACTTTCAATTGACTCATTGTGCTACTGACAAATACTCTATCACTGGTGCCGGTCACGTTGACAATGGCTTGATTGCCAGTAAAGAAACTTTGTCCTAAACCTTGTGTGTCTGCGTTGATTGTGATAGTGGCACCACTGACATATGCACCCCATGTAACTTCTAATTCGCTCATGAGTATGACCTTAACAGGCGAACCATCATAGGGCGCCATGGCATACACAGTGTAAGTGCCATTGTAAGTGCTGGGCGTGGCACCCGCGATCACAACTTGTTGTCCCAACACAAAAGGTTGAATGGTAAGATTTGTATAGGCAATGCCAGGCCTGCCCAAATTGCCATTGACTCTCACAGTTATAAAACGGCTGGTAGCGGCGCTGGGTACAGCACTGACAACAGGAATGCCTGCAGGATAAGTGGGACTGTAGGGAGCGGCCGCGGCTGGCAATGTGTTCCATAAAGGATAAGTCCAGCCATAACTTCGTCCTACGACAGCCGAGTCAGCATCGTCTCTATTGACACTGCCGGGTTGCGGCGGAGTATTATATTGCGCCAGACTGCCATATGGGCTGGCATCCTGCGCATCGTCCGGACCCAAGATAGGCATGCCGGTAAGATAAGTTTGCACTACACTATTGGTTATGGTGCCCAGTGTGCCGTTGGTTCTTATGCCTATGGCATTCATACCTTGAAAGTTTTGTCCAATGCCGCTGGGCCCGCTTAAGAGATAGTTTAAGGCATCAACTATGCTACTGCTGTTGTCAACAGGATAATGACTCATTATCTGTCGTCCTCTGTTTGTGTAAACTGCCAAGTAATGGCTGCACAGATCCAAGTATCGGTAGCGCTGGCATCACCCATTTCAATATTGTTAACACGAAAACTGTTTTGATTAATCTGCGCCCATGGATTATCAGTGTCCAATTGCACAGTGATGGGCGTTGAACTACTGCTGGCTGAGCCCACGCTGTTGGCACCTTCTATGGTAATGTCAATTGATCCAGTACTGGGCACAATTGTTATGCCACGTTGATCCACATTGTTAACTTCAGGCAAGATGCGATGCACCATCATTTTGCCACTGTAGTCTTTTAACAGTTTGATATTGTCTCGTCTAAATACCGAAGTGATGGTGCCAGTAGGATTGGTGCCTGTCACCAAGAATTCTGTGCCTTGATCCTTCATTACAAGTTTGCCGCCGGCAGCACCTTGAGCATAGACTACACAGCGACTGGCAGGATCATTAAACCATGTTGAACTGCCCACATCATATGACCATACTGGACTTTCTATAGTAAAGATAGCATTGACCACATCACGCGGTGCATTCCAAACATCTAAGTCATAACGATAACTCAACATCTTGTTGGGCACACCATTGTCGGCGGTTGTGGTAGGATAGTATATTTCAATTTGATTCTTTTGTGTGTTGACTTCCATATGAATCATGTCAGTATAGGCAGGATCCAATTGGTCGTAGAACCAATTCTTAACACGTTGATTGCCTATGCCGGTAAACTGTTGCCCATCAAACATCCATATGTCGCGAGCGTCAATACCATAGACTATCTTGTCTGTGTTGACACTGCAACTGGGATTGAGTAGGCCTCTGCCGGTATTGAATAATCTCACGCCCAAGATAGGATCGCTGGTAGTGGTATAGTTCAATGGACTCAATACCACAGTGTCCCAGTAGCTACAAACATACAGTTGACCATTGGAAGGAAAAGCATCTTGCAAGGGTCCACGCAAAGGCATGCCCAATTGGTCTGCCACGTTGACCAATAGGTTAGGTTCCCATGTTGCGGGCATTTGATTAAGCCCAAAGGCCTGACTCCATGATATGGTAGTGGGATATCTTGTCACAACACTATCAACATCGGTTATGGTTAAATCTCCTGCTACCAAGATACTGCCAACGTTGGGACTGGCAAACATGCGTACAAAGCCAGCCTTAAGGCTTGTCCATGTTTCGGGCAAATAGTTCCACACATAACTTTGATTCACTGTGGGCGCCACACCTATGGCAATGCTGGTCAAAGGACACTCAATATCCACGTAAGTTGTAGTTGAATCTAATACCAACCAGTTGTTGTTGAAGTTGGCAGTATTGGCATTTTGCACTAACACATAACCACCTATGTCAAAAGGTATCGTGGCCTGTGATGTGGTATAGTTAATTCTAACTACACCGGCACTGGGATATGATAGTGAACTAAATGGCAATTCAGTTAGTGTACCATAACGCACTAATACAGGAGCACCTGTGCCTACATCTGGCCAAAACATGGGATTGCCTACATTATCATTAAACACCGGCACTGTGCCATTCCAACTTTCTGTTATGTTGGTAGCTATGGTATAACCCGCTATGGCAGGTTGCAAGGTGTCACCTTCGTTGGGCGTAATCTTTTCCCACGTAGTATTTGTAGTGGCATACCAGTCTCCTTCAACGTTGGCCACTACAAACCAAAAGTTGCCATCTTGTCTATAACTGCCGGTAACAAAGATAGGAGTGCCAGGCACTGTGTCTAATATCTCTTGATCTCCATACACTGACTTGATACCACGAACATCTGTTTCTACGTTTGATCCTTGATTGTATTCGTTTGGTCCTAATGCTGTTGATGGCACGTCGGGCGTGAATGACATCTTGCTAAATGGTATGCGGGTCTCTTCGTAACTGCTTTGTATCTGTGGCATAGGTAATCCTCGTTATTGTATATTTAGCGAAGATAAGATAGAGCAAAGATTGAAATCTTTTAATCCAAACTATTGTCAATTTCTAATACGTTGAAATCCGTTGTGCGGTACAAGGCATTCATTCGTTCCATCATGTTGTAAGCATGTGCTGGATTGTTGTAGGCAGTGCGTGGATACTTCATTGAGTGTTCCATTCGGTATGTGCGTCTTATGCCAATTGGATTGCCTTGATATGTCACTACCCAAAGCCCTTTGACTTTGAGAATTTCAGTTGAGTAGCCATTGTCATCCATGTGTTGCAGTATGATTTCTTTGTTGGGTCTGCCTACTTGTTTTGGTATTTCAATAAACATTTGTGTTCCTTTATGTTTGTAGTTTACTTATCTTTTTTTAATAAATTCTTAAACGTTTCTTTGCGAATCCATTGTATCCATGCACCCGACTTTTTGCACCATTTGTTATTGCAATACAATCCCCAGTGCGGTCCTTTTGACTTTACTAACACTGTACAGTTTGAATGATCCGTTTTCATAACCATTCCATTTCCACATAAGGTCTGCGTGTGTCTCTATACTCACCAATATAGTCTGTGTACTTTTGTGCTCTCACAGTGCTGGGCACTTCCAAATCAAATTCACAATGCCATTCACCCAACCACACATGGGCCTTGTTGCCTGCATATATGGCTGTGGTATAACGAATAGTGTTTTTTTCTCCTCGTCTATTGCCTTTGCCAATTAAAGGATTAAATCCAGTAGCTTGTTTGATCTGTTCAAAGTCTTGTACTCGTTCCATGTACCACTGATATTCTGCTTCAGTGATTTCTTTATTGGCATAATCTCGTTTGATGTCTCGTTGCCATTCCCACAACTTGTCTGTGCTGGCAAATGTAAGTTTTTTCAATTCGGCATTGTTTTTGACATTGATGTCCAAATTAATTTTTCGTCTTTTGGTATTGTCACGTGCTGGCTTTTGCACACTGACTTTGGCATAGTTTATGTCAGGTGTGGCCATGTGCAGTCGGGGTTTTTTCGCGGAACCTTCTATGGCTGTTTCACCGCAGGTGATCCCAAGAGGTGCTGAAGGCAAAGACTCAATCTCCTGGCTTGTCATGAGACAGAGATTAGTCTTTTTTATTTCTTCTTTACTATTCTCATATTCTAAGTATTTAATATTATTTTCTGCCTGTCTAAAGCGGATTTGCTCTAAGATATCTAAACTGTTCATTGCTATTTTCCTTTATTCAAAAACATCTGCTACCAATCTGGGCTTGCGTTTAAGTGTGCCTTGTTGCCAAGTCCAATCAGTATCTGCCGCTATGGCTTCTCGTAGTTCAGCCGATGGCGTACCCGTGTCCCATTTGACTAATTCACTGTCAATGATGTCATTCAAGTTGCAGGGTGCCATTTCGCCATAACGTTTGTTGTAGCCCCACTTGGTATTGTAGTTGGGATACTTGCCCAGGGCATGTGTGCGATGAAACAAGTAGTCCACATGTCCCACAGTGATATACTTATTGTCATTGAGACTGTCACGGGCTTTAGTAATAGCTGGTAAGCCATTTAGATCTTTACCAGCATCGCTCATGTTTTTGAATCTGTCGTAGGCTTGGCCCAACCAAGTGCATACGCGATATTGTGCTTGTTCATTTGCCATTTTGTTCTCCTTTGCTTTATTTAGTCTCGCTCTGTCAGTTTAAACTGACTGCTCGTCAGTAAAAGTTTGATCTACACGCACAATCTTGAATCGGTCAGTCAGCATCCAATGTTTGAATTGGTTGCCTTTGTAGCGGCCTGCGCGATGCTCACTGAGCAAGATGCGGGCGTCATCTGGTGTAGCCGAATCTGGTATGTGATTGTAACGGAACCATTGTTGTTTGGTGGGACTCAATCGCCACACTTGATAGATTGTTCTTGTCATTATACCACCGCCTTGAGCAAGCCTTGGTCAGCCATAGCACGCCAGTTACGAGGATTCATGGTGTAGATCTCTGCTAACTTGACGACAGTTCGCAGACTAACTGTGTATAACTTATTACGATTCTTAGCAATGTAGTCTAAGAGATTAGACTCTACATTAGCAGTGAAGTGGAAGTCTTTAAGCATCTTACGCTTGAGCACCATGTATGCTACCTGCTTGAACTTGCTGTCTTCACCGTTATCTGCGATAGGAATGCAGTAACTACGGTCCTTAAGAGCACCTAAGTGAGCCATTAACCTATGAGCACTGCCGCCGAAGCCTACATTACTAATAAGTATTACACTGCCTTGGAACTGGAAGGAAGTGGGCAAGCCCATAGCACTAAGCATAGCCGTGCTACTCTCCCAGTGAATGTTACGAACAGGCTTAGTGTCCATAGCAGCCTTAAGCAGGTTAAGACCTTCTACTTTACCGAATACCGAGTCCACATCATCAAGCACCAAGACACGACCTTTATCTTTATAGTGATACAAGGCGGCGTATAGACTGAGCAGACTCATATGACCTGATACGATCTTATTCTTGCCGGCGGCATACTTGTCAAGATACTGACCTACAGCATAACTCTTACCTACGCCAGGAGGGCCATTAACAATTAGAGCATGTATCTTACCAGTAGACATCTCTTTAATGTAAGTCTCCACGCCTTTGTAACGGGCGTCTAATTCTGCGAAGTCCTTTTTGTATATAGTTGCGTAATCCATGTTACTTCCTTTACTTTAGTTTATGAAATATAGCGAGTTAGTTTTGTTCCGCTATGTATGTATTATAACGCCGAATCCTATTTGTGTCAATTATTCTTGGATCTGCCTTTTTTTGGCTTTAGACAAGATTTCGGCACGATTTTGAATACCTACTTTTTTTGGACCTACCTTTGCAATGTAATCTTGAATAGAGATCAAGTAGAACTGATCGGGCAACTTCTTAATCCAACGACGAATAGTGTCACCACCAACCTTGTAATGCGTGGCTGCGGCATGATTACTTACGAACATGCCTTGTGGAGTAACAATAGGCTTACCACGCTCACCAATTAAGTAATAATACTGTTTGGGATATTTTATCATCAACTTATTAATCTCATGAGGAGTTGTGCCCATTGCCTCTGCTACAGCCCATTTACCAGGGAATTCACCAAGCGGAGTCATCATAGGACGACTGCGATTTTCGCGTTGCTGTTGTTTAGATTCATCAGTAGCAAACTGTTGTTTGCCTGCTTGCCTGCGACTTATACGACTCTCGGGTGTAGCGAACTGCTTGGCATTTAGTTCACGCAATTTCTGCTTGGCCTGTTCTTTTTTGTCAGCAGGTGCATGATACCAACCATTGGCCAAGTGAGGCTTTTTTGTGCCACGCCAAGCGTCAGCCCGTTTTTTAGCGGCAACTAATCTTTTTGCCTTACTCTCAGGAGTATTCATCGTGGCCATTAAGTTTTTATACCATGTTGAATCTTTACCTTGAAGATTCTTATTCTGCTTCATTGCACTCCAAGTCAAGAATTCATCAAGTGTGACTTCTTTACCGAATGCCAACTTTATCATATGTGTCATAATAACCTCTTAGTGGCAAGTATGTAGTCGCTTGTAAGCGGCATCTACGATAGGACCAGTAGTCATAACAGTAACTACCAAACCTGTATCAGCATCTATAGCCATAACTACAGGCTGATTACGGTCTTTATTACACCAGTGCTGAATGGTATGACCTGTAGTGGGATGAGTATACTCATAAGTCTTAACGAAGTTTGATGTAATGTCCACTGATTGTCCTTCACGAATTTTGATGCCCAAACGGCTTTGCATACGCTCTGCGGCGTGTGTGGTAAACTGAACTAAATTTGCTTGTGCCATAATAGGCCTCCCTTTTGTTAAACTATACATGTATTGTAGCACCAAAATCAATATATGTCAACTTGTTGCTACTTTACCGTTTATGGACTGCTTTTTTGCTGTCCATGTATTGATTATAACACACAAAGTATTTTTCACCTATTAAAAACCTGCATTTGCGATGCCGCTATGGGCGAAAAAGTGTTGTATTTTTGCAACATTTTCATATTTGCCTGGTTTTTGCACCGTCTGGGGGTGTAGGTACTGGTGTCAATATAAAAGTCATAAAAAAGCCCAGAGAAAAATTGGAATAAAACTCTGGGCTAAGTTAGCAAAGAAAAGCAAGTGATTAGTCTGCCCTTAAAGGAATCCCAAATGGCTGTAAAGGATTGAAAACTCTGCTAACGATTTATTTATCGTTCTCAACAACTTTTCTACGCGGAGGCTGAGCACGTGGATTTCGCCAAATGGCCAGATAGTCTTTATCCATCAAGTATTCAATCACAGCAGATTCTTCCTCCACATGATCCAATCTAAATATAGTACACCATTGACGATTGTACTTGTAAACCACTGCTTCATCCAAAAATGGTATGTCTATGGGCTTGTCACTTAGCACAGCACAGTTGTAGTTGTCAGGTTCCAGGCCGCGCCATTCAGTAAAATCCAAATAGGGTCTTTGCCAACCAATGTGATTGGCTATGGCTATGCGTGGATCGTGTAAGAGTCTTTGTGTTAATCCCGGACGTGGTGTCCAGTGATGATATTTGACATGATTGGCCATTAGACTGCCTTAAACATGTAAAATAACACTGTGCCCACCACACCCACTATGACTGAACTAATGGTGGTAACGGCCTGCGTGGTTCGTCGGTTAGAGTCACGCTCCATGAGTAACTTGATCTCGGTAAAGTTTTGTTGCATTGATGTTTTAAGATCAGCAACTTGAGTCTCCATATTGGACAAGCGGTTTTCAACACTTTCAATTCTCCTGTGTAATGCGTCATATCTCAATTCGCAGAGACTTACATGTGTGCCTAAATCAGTTTCTTCTTTACTCATAATCATTCCTTATACTGCCAAATTGCTGTCAATGTAGCTCCAACGTGTGTTGGTAGTGTCCCAGTAGGCCATCTTGCCCCCGTTTACTGCACTGTCGCTAATTGAAATCTGCTGTCCCACTGAACCATTTGTCAGTTTAATTGTGCCTGCCACAGTTTGTGCGCCACCTGTTCCATTGGCATAACTTACAGTGGTAGTGGTACAGGCCGTCACAGTATAAGTGCCATTATAGCCTGCAGGTGTAACACCAGCTACTGTGATACTGGTACCCACTGCATATGGAGCACTGGCCAAAGCACCAAATGTCACAGTGGCCACAAAGCCATTGCCTGTGGTTGCAGTGGTGGCCAATGTATTATTAACAGCAGTGGCCAAAAATACTGGAAAGCCTACCGGACGAGCAAATGTAGCACTGGTGTTATTAACGGTGGCCAATGTTGCTGTGGGTGTAACTGCTGATCCAGGTGCTGTGGTAAATGTATGCACATCACTGGCATAACTTTGACTGGCAGGATTTGCCACAATGCTGTTAACAATGCCTTGTGTCATTGTGCCAGGTATCACCATGGCACCTGTTGTGCTACTTAAGAATGTCAGTGTAGTGGCATTGTTAGAAACCACACGATAAGTGCCATTGTAGCCTGCGGGCTGTGCACCACTAATGGTAATGTAAGTACTTGCCACAAATGGTGCTTGACCACCGGGCCATTGCCCGGTATTGGCATAAGTCACTGTAACTGTAGTGCCATCACCGCTAATGTTAGTAGGTACAATCACTACGGCACTTTGTCCAGCACGAGTATTTTGTATGGCAGTTTGACTGCCTTGGCTGGTCAAGTTCCAATTTTCTGTAGCACTGCTGATAATTTGAGTGGGATACATGTATTGAAACTGTGTTGAAGTCACTACACCAGCAGTACCAGCAAATCTTATCAGGCCTAATTCGTCTGCTTGTACCATGCCTGCATATCGCTGTCCATTACCTGCTGTGCCGCCTTGGCCATAACCTAATCTTGCAGTGCCAATAAGAATGCTACTGGCTCGTCCAGTTGTGGGTGAAGTTTGCAAACTGTTGTCACCGCCTATGCCATAGCCACCAGTTGTTTCTATTTCTAAATACAAACCAGTGCCTGCGGTCAAGCCAGTAAGACCTGCACCACCCGCTGTGGTAGATAGTCTAATTTGATTGGCATTGGTTACACTTTGTACATAATAAATTGTTGTGGCTGTGAGGCCATTGGCAGTGGTAGTGGGAATAACAGTATCACGAATTCGTAGTCCATGTGCCGGTATGGTAATAATATCACCTAATACCGCATCTGTAGCAATAGTCGTAATTTTTTGATAGCGCGGCACATAACTGGCAAACACTGGAGTTACACCAAGGTTATTGGTGGCCAAATTGGAGCCTAAGTTACTGCTGTTGGGAGTAAAAGCAAACGCACTGAACCTGGTTACATCACTAACTGCCGTGTTAGCGGGTGTTGTGCTAAACAACAAGTCTTGAGCGGCCTGTATGTACAAACTGGTAACAGTGCCTGAACTAATAGTGCCAGTGGCCACATTTAGTGCATAAACACCCGCACCACCAGGAGTACCTGACTGTTGTCTATTAATAATAAACACACTGCCTGGAGCCGCTGTGGTCAAACTGGCACTGCGTATTTCATTGCCCACACCGATAGCACCCTGTGTGGTACCTGCCACAGTTTGAGCACCAGTTGTGGTGTTGGCAAAACTCACAGTGGTTGTTGTACAAGCAGTGACTTTATAATAGCCGTTATAACCAGTGGGTGTTACACCTGCTACTGTGATAAAACTGCCCACAGCATAGGGAATATAAGTTTGTGCGGCAAATGTCAATGTGGCTGTAGTGCCAGTACCTGATGCGGCTGTTGTAGTTAAACTTGTACCAGTCATAGCAGTCACTGTCATTTGTCCAACAGTTTGTGCGTTGATTGTGGCATTGGCAAATGACGCAGTAAATGTTGCTGTTGTGGTTTGTCTTTGGTTTTGACTGGCTGTTAATCTAAATGCACCTGGAGGATAAGGCATGGTATCACTGCTCCAACCATCACCAAGTCCTGAACCATTGGTTGAACCCATGTTGGGTTGTGAATAGATAGTCATCAAACTGTCATTGGCATTGGCTGCGCCACTACCTCTAATAGCACCTGCTACTGTTTGAGCACCAGTAGTTGTGTTGGCATAACTTACTGTGGTAGTGGTACAAGCAGTAACTTGACTATTGACAGTTCTATAACCAGAAGGTACAATAGTGTCCACAGCAATGTAACTGCCAACTATGTAAGGAGGCACTGTTTGTGCGGCAAATGTCAATGTGGCAGTTGAGCCATCACCTGATGCCGCTGTTGTGGTCAATGTAGTAGCACGACTTACTTCTGTGCTAAAAGCACTCGTTGGAAAACTATAACCTGGTGTTGAAGTAGCAGTGGTTTGATAGTCACGAATTAACATTCGTTGACCATTTTGAGCACCGTTGTCCCAGTTGCTGGCCAAAAATCCATTGCTGGCACGACTATTGTTGTCACGTTGTATGTCATTGCTGCCAGCATAACGTCCTACTTGTGCTACAATATCACTGCCAAGACCAGTACTGCTAATTATATTACCGGTTGCACCATCTATTGTAACACTGGTGGTACTGCCTGTAGTTGGTCCTACATCAAGACCATTTCTTACTCTAAAATTCTTTGTTGCCATAATTCATTATCCTTATGTTAATTTAAGCCTGTATAATAGACTTTGTATGTTGTAACTGCATTTGTTGGAGTTACTAATAATCTCACATTGGCGCCACTGATATCTGTGTTCCAATCTGTTAAACTGGTACTGGTCCACATTTCATTTGACACTGTTATATAACTGGTTGTGCCATTGGTTGTTATTGCAATGTCTGCAGAATGATAATTGCCGCCGCTGACAATGTTTACTTGATATTTAAGATTATGATAAAAAGCAAATGCTATACTTACAAGAACTTGATCAGCTGTAGTAGTACTGGTAGTTAAAGCGGCAGTTTGAGTTATTGATCTACCAGCTATTTGTATATTGCCAGCGCCATTACCAAGAACCAATGATGGATTTCTAATGTTAAATGTGCCAGTTGTAGTACCCGCATTTATAAGTGTGGCTGCACCACCAATATTAACAGTGGTAGCTGTGGTATTGTATAATGTAGCAGTTGTTTGTGTAGTTGTTATGTCACCGCCGTTGACTGCCAAATCACCAGTTAAGGTCATGTCAGCAAATGTTGGACTGCTGGTAGTGGCTATGTCTTGTGGTGTGCTTAATGTTACTGCACCAGTACTGGCTGAAGCAATAATTTGATTGGCAGTGCCAGTTATTGAAGTTACACCAGCCGATCCTGGATCACTGTTGGTAATGGTAATGGTATTGGCATCTGTTCTTGACACAGTAATACCAGTGCCTTGAGCAAACTTTACTGAATCTGTAGTGCTGTCACTACCATTTAAGTTTAAGTTAGCACCACCAGTAGCTGTTGATGCATCAATGTTGTATGTTGTATTTGTATCTGTAGAATTTATAGTAACAGCACCAGTTGCACCACTGATAGATATATTAGTGCCAGCAACAATACTGGTTACACCTGTGTTGCTGACCACTACTGCGCCAGTAGTTGGGCTTACACTTACGCCAGCGCCTGAACCTGACACACTGGTAACACCTATAGTGGCCAAATCAACCCAGCTGGTGTCAGTGCCATTGGTAGTTAGCAATCTGCCAGTGTTGAGAGTTTGACTGGGCAGTAATGCGTTGATAGCATCATTGGCAGTGGTTTGACCAGTACCACCCAAATTGATTGGCACTGTGGTCAATGAAATAACAGTGCCAGTTACATCAATAGGACTTACACCTGTATAAACATTGCTACGACTAAATTCAGCAAATGTAATAGCACTGGTACCAAATACAATAGCGCCAACGGGTGCATTTAGCACATAAGCAATATTGGCCTGTGTAGTGCCGTTTTGTACAAAGAAATAGTCGTTAAGACTTAATTGATTTACACCCGATCCATATGTATCAGCATCTGTGGCACGAGTAAGAACAGTGCCACCAGTTGCCCATGTGTATACGCCATTATAAGTTTGATTAGTTTCGTCTTTGACTAAAATACGATTGGTGTTTAGTAATGTGTATCCATCCAACACAGTTAAGGCAACACTTAGTGTAATGGTTGCTCCAACACCAACACCAGGCCCGCCTGGTTGATTATACGTTACTGTGCCGCCTGTAATACTTGCAAGACTTGCTGTGGTAGCCGCCTGCACTGGAGCGTGAAATGTTAGGCCAGTTGTAGCAATATTATCAACATATTGTTTAGTGGCCAATTGTAAATTAGTAACAGGATCTTGTGTAACTTCAACACTGGTCAAGCCAGTCAATGTCAATGTGGTATCACCCAATGCTATAGCAGTGTCACCTATGGTAAAACTGCCATCAACCCATCCCAAGTTTCCGCTGCCATCTGTGTTGATCACTTGACCACCAATACCATCCGTTAATGGCAGTGTATAATAATTAGTGCTTATTGTGCCAATTGATTTGAAATTATTGTTAACTGTGGTAGTGCCTGTGCCAGCACCAATGTTTACCGCAGTGGCAGCACCACCTATGTTTAACGTAGTGGCAGTGGTATTGAATAAGTTTGATGTAGCGGAACTGGTAAGTAAATCACCAGTGGTAGTTCGTATAGAAGAATTTACTTGCAAAGCCGGTCTAACAGTTACATTACCTCCGCTGGCACTGCCAATGGTCATAGTAGTGGCCGCACCAGCCAAATTAACAGTAGTAGCAGTGGCATTGACCAAATTGAATGTAGCGGCTGTGGTTGTTATGTCACCGCCGTTCACTGCCAAGTCGCCTGTTAAAGTCATATTGGCAAATGTTGGACTGCTGGTAGTGGCAATGTCTTGTGGAGTACTTAGGGTAACAGCACCAGTACTACTTGAAGCAATAATTTGATTGGCAGTGCCAGTTATGCTGGTAACGACACCTAATCCACCAACTGTGGTCCATGACAATGTGCCACTGCCATTGTTGGTTAAAACACTATTGGCAGCACCTGCTGTACCAGGCAATGTATATGTCAACGTTGATCCAGTAGCAGGCACAGCAAATTGACTGCTGCCGCTGGTTGATCCATTTAATTTAATTGGTTCGTTAAATTCGGCTGATGTAGATCCTAACGTTAAGAATGGCGTGCCAAAACCACTGGTGCCATTGGTAAAAATAAATGTATCGGTAACGGGATCAAAATATAAAAAACCACTGTTTGGTAAACCTTGAAACGTAAGACCCTGAAGACCACTGCTACCATCGCCAATTGCTATTTGTGAATATTCTAAAAATATTGCTACGTCGGGTTCAGTTTGAAAAACCCCAGGCCCAGTTACATATAAACTCATAAAACTGGGACTGTCTCCAGGCCCAACAGGCTGTCCAATACTGACCAATACGTTACCTGTTGTGGGATTTACTGTTACACCAGTGCCAGCATTTACACTATAAACACTGCTGTTGACTTGACCAGTGGTAAAATTACTGGCATTGCTGTACAGGCCAGTGGTGTTATTTGCGGATACTACACCAATTGCGGTTGTTGAATATGGACTGGTGTTTTCACTGATGGGTACTACTTCTGTTATGGCCGATCCATATAAACTGGTGTTAGACATACTGTCTCCTTATCTTATGTTGTATTGACGATATTGACGCGGTTGCCAAACACTTGACAACTTGGTATGTCCACCTGACCATTTACCCAAATTGTTTTGATCCAATACTGTGTCATAGGCCAAATCAAACTTTCCTGCGTATATGCTGGCATCTGCGGCATTGTGACGTTTGATAAAATACTCTCGTAAACTTGCGTAGACATAACCTTCTGGCCATGTGTTTAATACTGCATTGGTCTGTACAGTTTGGTTAATTATTTTAATAGTGGTAACATCGCCTGCTACGGGAGTTGTTCCGCCTGTGGCTGTGTAGGTAATACCATTTGCGCCAATTAAACTGGTTACTGTGTAAACACCGCCAGTGCCTAATGATCCTGTGTCATCAATAGCAGATATTTCTTCACCTATGTCCATGCCTTCGTTGGTAGTCATGTTTGATATTGTGGCAGTCCAAGGACCTGCACCTGATATTGAACCCACTGTGCCTGTTGTGCTGACCAATGTGTCTGCCACTGGACTGAATAACAATGGCCATGCTTTGTAATAATACATGTTGACCAAAGCACCTACACCCAAGGTAGGCACGAATTGATATTTGTTATAAACTTCACTGAACTTGCCGCGAATAATCTGTGGCACATTGACTGGTTGCAAGTACAATTGTGCCAACATGCTTTGAGCAATAATATCTCTGTCACCGATACGGTCATAGATAATCCAAGGACCAGTAGGAGTGCTGGTTGCGGCATTGGTGCTGAATGTTATGGTACCACTGACTGTGCCGGTATTGGCTATGCTGAGTGTAATGGTTTGCGTAGGACTGGTACCAGTAACATTGGTCACTGTGGCATTGGTAGCAATACCAGTGCCTGACACTATCATGCCATTTACAATGGGTTGATTGTTTATTGTAGCTGTTGTGGTAACAATGGTTGTGGCACCACTTGAACCTGTACAGGTTGCACTTGTTGAATATTGATAACCTTGTCTAAAAAACAAGATTGGTCTGTTCATGTCGCCTGGAATTTCCAATTGTCCAGTGCTGTCAATAACACCAATATTGGCTGGAGCATATGGATCACTACGTAGTGCTGGTAATTCAACATTACGCATTGACATTTCTGCCATATTGATACATTGTTTAATTTCGTTAGTGTTAGTACTACCGGTAAAATCTTTTAGATAATCAACTAAGTCGTCTGCTGTTGGAATAAAAAACATATTAGTGTCCCTTGAAGAATCGTTGTTGTCCTACTTTAGTAGGATATGGTACATCAACAGGTATTGGCAACCTGCCATGCGGGTAGCAGACAAACTGTGGATATTCCTGTTGCACAACACGATAGAATTGTGCTTTTAATGTACGGTCATGTTTGATAGCGTGCCATGGCATGCCACCAAAATATTCATCACTGATTTTAATAGCAACTACATTGGGCAAGTCCATCCATTTGTAACCAATAGTGCCATCAGGCATATATGGACCCAGTGGATCCGGCACGCCTGCTTCAGCGGCTGCTCTATAGGCTTTGACACCCGCTATCACTGCTTCAATATTGTGCTGTTCTCGTTTAATGTAAAACTTGCCATCTTCGCGTCCAGTGGTAACGGTAATATTACCGCTTTTGTTGTAGTCACTACGCTGCCAATCGCCTTTCATGGCATTGTATAACCGGTCGTTTTGCAATAATTTGTCGGCTACACCATTGTGGTTGGTAATGGTACCACCATGATCTTGACGCCAGTAGTTGTGATTTTTCTCTGGGTCCGTGTTGTCTAAATATTCGGGTTGATTTATATTGTTCATATGTATATTTAGTCATGACAAAGGCTACCGAAGTAGCCTTTGCAAGTATCACACTACCTAACTGATTAGGAAACGCTACCTGGACCTGCGTTTACACGACGTACCAAGTTGGCATTACGTGGGCTTGTAACAATTGTGCTACCAGTTGTGATGTTGTTTAACATACCAACACCTGCTGGGTTACGAACAATTAGTGTACCTTCCATTAAGAACTGATCTAATGAAGCGTCAGCTGAACTGAATACTTCATTGTTAGGACCTAAGTCACGTAAACTTCCCCATTGCAAGACGTCCTCGTTCAAGAAGTAAATGCTGTTGCTTGTACCAGACTGGTCCATAATCCATGAATCATAAACTTCGTATGTGTAGTTGAAGTCGCCTTCGTAAGTTTGAATTGTGTCACCACGCTCAACATTACGACGGTTTACGCTGGTGTTTGAACTAACAATGTTGTCACTGATAGTTGTGCGTAAACTTGTTGGAACAACCATAGTACGAATCTTAGCGTTGTAACGTTGTTCAGCAGTAGTTACCAATTGCTTGTATAATACTGGGCTGAATACTTGATTGCTAAAACCAGAACCGTTTGGTGTGTAGTAGTAGTTACCTGAAGCAACAACATACAATGCGTTAGTACCGCTTGGGCTACCTGTCAATTGACTCAATGTTGTTGAACTTGTGTCACTGCTGGGTGCGTTGTAGTTTGTTGTCAAACCTGCTTCTGTACCACTTACTGTGTTGAAACTCAGTGTACCTGCGTATGAAGCCAATGAACCCATACGACGACCACTTGTGTTTTGGCTACCAGCAGTAGTTTGGCTGTTACCAGTAGCAGTACCACTTTGACCTGAATACTGTGTACCGATTTGGTCATTACGAACTAACTGTTGTTCCACGTCAAACATCATTTCAATCAATTGCTTGACTTCTTGATATGCTTGTGGATCACCACCAGATTGCATAACAGCACGAGCAGTACCAGTGGCACCAATCGTAGTTTGGAAAATCTGTGTGAAGTTGTTCAAGTTGTAACGCTGATTACTTTCTGCGTAGGTTGGGCTAACTGCGGCACCTTCTTGTACAGCATTAACTGCTGGCAAGCGATAAATGTCATCAGTCCACAAAGGTTGTGTGCTGTTAACTTTACGCTTTTTGCTCATACACATGTTTAGAACAGGTGTATCATCTTTAACTCTGTTAGAGACATCTAAATCTAAATCTTTGACAACGATATCAGTTGCGAACGGGCCTGTACCATTGCCAAGATTTGTAGTATTAATTGCATATGTAGGCATAATGGCCTCCTTAAAATATTATCTACCACCTCTACCCTGTCGCATTCGTTGCAACTGGGCCATTAAGAGGTTGTCGCCAGCGGTCTTATCGCCGGCTTTGGCTTGTTCACGAAGTTTTTCAATATTGCTATCTGCAGACCTTGAAGTATTGCTTGAGCCTTTGCGACCAGTCAACTGTGCCATACTGGCACCTGCTGACTTGGTAGTGGGTTTATCTCTATATCGTAAACCATCACGTACTAAACTTAATAAGCTTTCGTCACTGGCAAGTAAATCAATATTGGCTACACCTGGAATCAATTGCTGACTGGCTTGTGGCCAAATCTTAGCAATCTTATCACGTACTTCATTGTAGACATATTCATTTTTTAACTCTTTGTCCTGAAAGTTCTTACGAGTATGAGTTAATATCTCATTTACCTGATGGGCACGAACTTGTTTGAACTGATCTACTGCTGGTTGTAACTGGCCTATGACCTGTTGCTGTTGCCTTATCCATCGTTCATTCTGTTGCATACTCGCTTGAATCCTTGCTCTTTGAGCTGGATCCTGTGTTCTGGCCAATTGTTGCTGAAACGTTGTTTGATAATTTTGAGTTTTCAAAATCTCATCATACGCACTTTGCAACTTTGGTTGAACAGTAAACTCCATTGCCAAAGTTAAACCTTCTTGCTTTGCACGAACCTCATTTAAGTATTCATCAAACTGGGCTCTATCAACTTTTAACTGTCTTGCTTCTTCGTGTATTGCTGATCCTTGGCCCAATATTGCCGCTGCCTTTTTAGCATCAATTACAACTTCTTTACCATTACGCATAAACTTGAACTTGGCGTTCGGGTTTGTGTCTGCGAATTCTAAGAAATCAATAAGTTCATCTGCTGTTGAATTACTACTGTCAGTGCTTACAGTTTCCTGGGCGTCTGCTTCATAATCGGCTGTGTCTATATTGTTGCTGTCAGTATCATCAATTTCTGGCACAGCATCACTGCTGTTGGGTGCCACAGGGTTTTGACCTGTTGCAGTTTGATTTGGGTCTTGCAGTTGATTACGCATTGCGGTCATTTTGTCTGCTATGACTTGGTCCAAACTTTGAACTGCTTGTGATTCAGTGGCCGCCGGTTGCTGGTTAGGGCTGATCGTTGTTTCCATATATTTTCCTTAATTATACATTGGGGACTTCATTAGTCTTACCAATGCGGTTTTTTAAGTAAACAGCCCTTTTGAGACTGTTTACAAAATTGTCAACGCCCGCAAGTTCGTTACTGATAGCGATCCTGCGAGTGTTGTCGTCCAGCGTATGACTGCGAATGGATGCTAATTCATCCGCCAGACTGAATTTGAAATGATGTATAAACAATGCTAATTCTTTGTTTTTTAACAATGCTTCTGCTTGACTGCCATAATGTCTAACTCTGTCTGCTTGACTGGGAGTCAAAGACTTTAATTGACCAACATCTATTGTCAATCTGGCGTTGTATGCTTCTATGCTATCTTCACTAATCATATCGTTTATTTATGTCAATTAACTGTATACCTTGGGATCACCGGCTGCCATGCTCATGAAGTCCAATTGACTTTCAGCATCAGTGCCGGCCACTTCCATTTCTATTTGTCGGGCTTTGACATCGTTCAAGTTGGCCACGCTTAGTTTCTGTTTGTCTTCTGGGTTTGGTTCACGAGTGGCTCGTTGTTCTTCTGCCTGTGCTAACATGGCTTTGACTTCGTCATCACTTGGCAAGTATGTGTCGCTGTCTTTGACACCCAATACATATAGTGTGTCAGCAAATGGCTTTTTGATCTTTTTGTAAATCTCCGGAGTTAGCGTACCTGCTTCTACCATGCTTTGTGTAGCTGAATATAATTCAGCCTGACACTTTTGAATAATTTGCAAGCGACCTAATGCGTTTTCTTCACTCATCATGCCCAAAGACAATTCCAAATGTATTTGATGACGATCACAGAAGTTCATGTCATCCCAAGCCAAATAATCTAAGAACACGGGTTGCTTGTCCGGATGGCTTGTGGCTGCTAACTTTTTAACGCCATAGTCATCACCATACTGTATCAGTGTGCGCCATACCAACCATAGTGCTTCACGTAGGCCTTCTGCACAGTTACGCACTGTATTGTCTTGTATAATTTGATTGGGTGTTAGGGCCATTTGCAGTTTGATGCCGCTGTTACCTGGTGCCATGACTTCTGGGTTAAACACATCCTGCGGAGTTGTCATGCCCACCATGGCCATGGTGTCTTGTTGTATGCGATCCATGGCCACTTCTAAGAACTGCAAATTACCACTGGGAGGAGGAATTTGATAAATGTCTTTGGCTGGATCAAACTTGCTGTCCAAAATAAAGATAGCACTTTCGCCATCCTGCAACATTTCAAAGTCAAGTCTATCTGGCTTGACACCAATACGTGGAGTTGCTGTTAACAAGCCCAATTGTATTTCTGCACGAGCCGCTGATGTGTTGTATTCCTGCATGGGAATAACTGACTCAGCAATGCTCATACCATAGAAGTTGCCAGGCAAGGGTTTTGGACACATGTTGGCCACTGGAATAAATTCAACTTCACGGGCACTGATAATATAACTGCCTGAATAGATCAATTCAACCAATTCTAATTCGCCATCACCATCTATGTCATAACGATTCCACACTGTGACAATACTGATAATGCGACTGTCTGGATCTGCACTTGCGGCACTGCTGACAGGAATACCCATGACTGGTACTGAGTCACGTGCGTGTATGGCCAAGTTGTTCAACACTGAACCTGCTTGGTATGCTCCGTTCATGTTGTATTCGGCATGCACACGAAACTTTTCCAAATCAATATCTGGATATAGATCCATTGCTTCCTGTATAGTCATAGGATCATAAAAACCACAGAATGGCTGATCTTTCATTTCTGGCACTGTGGGATCACAGATCCAGTAGTGCTGTGCAATGGGATGAAACTTGACGTTGATATTGTAGCCAGTTAGTTTATACTTGGCCTTGTAAATTGTATTGCGTTTGATTGCACTACGCAGTATCTCATCTTGTCCGTCCACTTGATCCTGTGCCATGGCTGTTTGCTCTGCCATCATGTTCAAAGGATCTTGTTCTTCTGGCAATTGTTTTAATTGATCTATTTGCATGTTAATTTGGTCTTGACCAAATTGCTGTTGTTGATCACCTGCCAGCTGTTGTATCTCAGCAAGAACTTTATCCATTTCAACGTTGATTTGTCTGCGGCTTTGACGCATGGCTGTGAGTCCGCTTTCTGCTGCCTGCTGTTCAAAGGCACGCAATTGATCCATTGTGCCTTCTGTTTCCACATAGCGCACAATTTGTTCACGCACGGGTTTAATCATCATCATGCCATTTTTATGCATACAAGCATCCATGATCCAACGCTCTAATATAAAATGTGGATCATTCATTTGATTAACAACTTTGCTGACCATGTTAGTGGCCTGACGAGCCGCTTCGTTGTCATCTTCTCCGTCTGCTACAAATTCAAAGTTTATTTCGCCATTGCCAATAAGGCCTTTGGCAATAACTGCTGTGGCATAGTCCACTACCGGTTTAACTGTGGGATGAATGTAATCCATGCCATTAACAGGTGCTGTTGATTCACTAACAGCCAAGCATAGATAGTGATAGTCAGCCGCGCGATTTACTGCGTTCTTTGTGCCCAAGTAGCGCAGATAACTGGCCATCTTTGTATCCATTTGATTCTTCATACGAACAAAACGATTGTTGATTGTTCTGTTTTGATCTATATCTTGAATCGGTATACATTTAATGTTTAACATCGTAAGATATCCTTAATAATACATTATTTAGCAGAATTTTTTGTTGGATTCAACTATTGATGTAATCTTCTAACAACATGGTGGGCAAAGCGGCGTGTTGTTGTATATAGGCCAGTTGATGTGGTTTCAAGGGTGCGCCGTTGGTTAAGAAATTACCCCTAACTGATTGATTACCCACTGTTTTGAATTTTGGGTTCTTGGTGTAGTCTGCTATGATTCTGCGGCCATGACCATTGTCCTGTTCATAATAGTTTAAGAATATAAAATCAACATCAGCAGGAGCACCATGGGCCACAGTGTTGACATTGGCAAGCCATTTGGTATCTACCAACATGTCGCAGGCAAAGCCTTGAGAAATGCCGCTAATTAACAAATGTTCCAAATTGGCTATGCTGTTGATTTTGCCTGTGTAAACAATGTCAAAATCATGTGTGTTGTCAATGTCATACAAACAGCGTCCTGTGACATGTGCAGTCAATTGACTCCATTCAATAATGTGTTTCATTCTATCATACCAAGAAACAATCTTTTCTTTAGTTGGTTTGCCCCACGGGCGATGTGTGCTTACCGGTCCTCTTCTATAATACATACGTGCTCCTATTCTGCGCTAAAGGTCCGCTTCCAAGCAGGCCTGTTTGTGTCATCTCGCTTGACATATCTATCTCTCTGCGCCAACATTCTCTGTGCTGGTGTTTTGTTGTCCCATGGTTCAGCCAGACTGTTTAGGCAGCCCAATAATGCATAACGTGCTGAGTCAATTGTGTCATCTGGATCACTAAAGCGGCCTTTTTCATCTACGAAATAGTTTCTTGCGTCTTGTAAAAATTCAGCACAGTTTTCGTTGATCATTAATGATCCCACTTCCATCATTTGTCGCATTTGATTTATACCATATGCTTTGTGATTGGTCACACGCCCTTGACTGTCTGGCGGATTCATAATGGGCTTTTCCAACACATTCAATTCGTAACTGTCAAACAATTCTCTTATGCTGTTGGCACTCATGGTGTATCTGCCAGGAGTACTTGCATCAGCAGGTAGCACAATAGGACAACCAAACACTTCAGGACGAAGTAAATGATTGATATACTGAGTGGGCACAGCTTCTTCAATGCCCTGCACAATAATTTGTCTATGTAAGTAAGCAGTCTTTTCATATAGATC